AGCAGCCACTTAATCCTCAGGAAGCAACGACTCAGGCAGATATTAACCTGTTTCCTACATCAGAACTTCAGGCTCAGTTAAACTCTGTGAAAGCCAATCAGCGGTGGAAGTTTGGTACTCCGGGACTGTTAATTCAACATTCAGAAGGTATAAAGTTCAAGCCAAGCGACTCAGTAAAGCCAATCTACAAATTTCCTCATCAGGCAAAAGATGATCTTACCGGCGGAGTGATTATTTATGAATCACCTTACCGATCAGATGGAGCTGTTCCAAAAGGAATGTATATCATTTGCCATGACCCCTATGCTCAGGATAGTTCAGTTGAAGGAACATCTCTTGGCGCAACCTATGTGATAAAGCGGACAAATCGTCTGGATATGACAATGAATGAATGTATTGTCGCCAGCTATGTCGGACGACCAAGTATGCAGGATGAATACAATAGAAATCTGTTCATGTTGGCTGAGTATTACAACGCTAAAATTGGATTTGAGAATGATCGTGGAGACATTATTGGATATGCAAAACGATTCCACAAGCTCCACAGACTTGAAGAACAGTTTGAAATGCTTGATAAAAAGGAGCTTCAGTCACGTAATGTAAAGCGTCCTTATGGGATGCATATGACATCACAAAGAAAGGATCAGGGAGAGATATATATCAGGGATTGGTTGATGACTCCTGTGACAAACTATGACGATGGTAGTCAAAAGCTTGTAGTCCATACTATCTTCGACCCTGGTCTGCTACAAGAATTGATTAAATATAATAAAAAAGGTAACTTTGACAGGGTAATGAGTATCATGGTAGGGATGTATCATCAGAAAGAATTGTTCAATAAAAGGGTCGTTGAACAGACCCAAACTCCCTATGAAGATTTCTTCCTGAACAAACAACAGGTACACTTTCAATAATGACCTATGCCTTACAATAATGTAGTTACTAAAATCCCCCGCCAGAAACTACCAAAGAGTCAGAAAGATGATGAATGGGCAAAGAAATCCGTTGATGCATTTATTTCTTTATCACGCTTCTCAAGAGGGTATTACAACGACAACTTTGCTGAAAAACTATATGAGTATTATAATGGTGAGATAGATCACGGAGACTACACTCACATTACCAAACCCTTTGGTGAAACACGTCAGAACTTTCCTGCCAAGCTCCATAACTACAATATTATAAAGCCCGTTGTTGACACACTTGTCGGAGAAAAAGTAAAACGTCCGGTAAATTATAGTGTAGTCAACTCAAGTCCTGATGCTATATCCGCTAAAAAAGAAGCGTATATGACGTTCAAGCGTAAGGCAGTTTATAGTGAGTATATAAACGCCTTGAATGAAATGGGTATTCCAACAGGTCAAGACGATCAGCCCGTACCTAGTCTTGACTCACTTCAGGAGATCTTTGAAGAGAAGTATACCGACGTAGTAGCATTGAGAGGTCAGAAGTCTCTCGACTATATGAACCACTTTCTTGAAATAGATGATAAATTTACCAAAGGTTGGTATCATTTTCTTATCTCTGGTTCTGTAGCTTCATACCGGGATGTAACATATGACGAACCTATTTATGAAATTCTTAATCCTCTCGATGTAGATGGAGACAAGGATCCGGATATTGATTTTCTGGAAGATGGAGACTGGGTTGCTCACCGTAAGATAGCTTATCCTTCATCTGTTATTGATCACTACTATGATGAACTTACAGACGAACAGGTTGCCCGGTTAGAAAATCCCCGGGGATCCTTTGACATGCAATTTGCTACACGATCAGGAGCAGACTTTGCAAGTCTTGATCGTATTGATTCTTATGAACGGCGAGACAGGGCTATCGAGATTATGAGAGTTTACTGGAAATCCAGAAAGAAAATTGGGTTTGTAAACTATACAGATAGATTTGGACGAGTTCAGACAAAGACTGTTCAGGAAGGATACAAACCAAGTCCTGACGAGACTATTGAATGGGAATGGGTCAATGAAGTATGGGAAGGTCACAGAATTGATGGTGATATTTATGTAAGATTACAACCATTTCCGAACCAGAGATTATCTCTCGATAATCCTGCAATATGTAAACTTCCGATTAACGGTCGTAATTACAGTGATCTCAATGCCGATAATATTTCCCTTGTAGCAATGGGAATTCCCTACCAGCTTTCCTACAACATTTACAAATACCGATTAGATCTTGCAGTTGCCAAGTCAAAAGACAGGGTAGCTCAGTTTGATATTAATATGATTCCCAAGAAATGGGACCCGGAAGATTTTATGTACTGGGTAGAGACTACCGGTATTGCATGGGTGGATTATAACAAAGAAGATATTAAGCTAAGTCCACAGCATCAATCTGTCATGGATTTAACTATTCAGACCATTGACAAGTACATCATGTTGCTTCAGGCAATTGTCACAGAGTGGGAACGTATTTCCGGAGTTAACTCACAGCGTCAGGGTATTGTTGGAGAACATGCCGGTAAAGGAACAACGCAACAGGCTATTGTCCAGAGCTCAAATATTACGGAAGACATGTTCCGTAAATATATGAGATTTGAACAACGTGACCTTCAGGCGCTTATTGATCATTCGAAGATCGCATGGATTGATGGTAAGAAGTCTCAGTATATACTCCATGATGGGTTGTCTGAAATAGACATCGACGGACCTGAACATATGAACTCTGAATACGGAGTCTTTGTATCAGGAGATGGACGAGATGTTGAGAAGATTGATCTTATCCGACAGCTTGTACAGCCAATGATTCAGAATGGCGCATCGATGAAGACGGTTGCAGAAATTATCAACTCCGATAGTTTTGCAGAGATATCTGCTAAAATTAAGGAAGCTGAACGCAAGGCTCAGGAATTACAGAAAGCACAACAGGAAGCAGCACAGCAAGCAGCACAGGCAGAGAGAGAATTTGAAATAATGAAAGAAGATAGAGAAGATGCAAGAGTTGCTGCTAAAAATGCTACTGATATTGAAGTTGCAATGATACGTTCTGATAATAACCAGTCTGGTGATGAAGACAAGACTATTGAACAAAGAAAACTCTCTCTTGAAGAAAGAGAAATGGAAGCAGATTCCAGACTTGAAAGAGAGAAGATAGAAGAAGATAAACGCTCAAACCGGGCTGATGAAGATCTGAAACGCATGAAGATTAAAGCGGATAAAGCTAAACAATCAGCGACATCAGAATAGTTAGTGTCATATAATTAAAGTTTATATATCTATCAATAAATTCTTTACAACTGTACGCTAATCTCATAACTTAAATAGTACAACATGGCAACAAAAGAAAAAGAAAAAGTTGGTATAGATCAGTTAGCCTTTCTCCCTCTCGGAGCTGATGAATCAATAGCTACAAGAGACCAGGAAGAAGAGGTTATCGTTGATGATACTGACGATGATGAAGAACGTGCTGGGATGGAGGATGCGAAGACTCCTCCTGTGGAGCAAGAGGATGAAGAAGAGCTAGAGCTCGGAGCCGACGAAGGAACTCCTCCTGCTTCCGAAAATGAAGATGAAGATGAAATTATTGACGAAGAAGAGATTGAAGAAGGAGATGAAGATGATGAAGATGACTCTCCAGAACCCTCTATTTTCGAATCTGCATTAAAAGGATCAGATCTTGAGTTATCAGATCCTTCATTTGAAGGAATTAATATGGATGATCCTACAACAGAGGATCTGTCCAAGTTCGTTGACGTAGTGTCCGATAAGATTTCAGACAAAAAACTCAATGGTGTGTTTGAGAAGTATCCGGAAGCCAAAGGATTTCTGGAATTCGCCAAAAACGGCGGAGATCCTCGACAATACATTGAGACGATGTATCCTCAGTTTGATTACAGTCAGGTTGATTTTGAAGAGCAGGTAGCAGAGAATGAAGCTGCTCAGGAACAGCTCGTCAGAACGCAACTTCAGGCTGAAGGAACTGAAACCGAAGAAATTGACGAACTCGTTGAAGACTATCGTGCAGGAGGACTTCTTGCAAAACAGTCTAAACGAGCACTTAATAAGCTTTCAAAACTCCAGGCAGATCAACAGGAGCAACTTGTTAAAGAACAAGAGAAAGCTATTGAAGCAAGAAAAGAAGCTGCTAAAAAGCAGCGTGAAAGTATTGAAACGATAATTGAAGATTCAGATTCGATTCAGGGACTTACACTTCCTAAAACGGATAAAGAAGATTTAAAAACATACTTGTTCGAACCAGTCAACGATCAGGGGCAGTCACAAGCCTACGTTGATGGTAATGAGATGTCCCACGAGGAAAGAGTTGCGGTTGCGTACCTGAAGATGAAAGGATTCGATTTCGAGTCTCTCATTGGTAATGAAGCTGAGACTCGACAGGCGAAGAAGCTGAAAAGTTCCATCAAGAAGTCGAAAGATGAAAAGGTGACTCGAAAGCGAGATAAGACCAAAAGAACAAGTGGCAAAATTCAGGACATCAAGCCAATATTTTAACCCTAAAACCACGGACTACACATGAAGGTAACTAAACAATACTACAACGACACCCAGATGACGGACTCGAATAGTCTGGCTCGTGCTTTAATTAGCCGACCTACTACTCTGTCTCCGATCATCACTCACCTTGGAGGTCGGGAAGATAAAAAATTCCCACTATCCATGTTGACAGAAGGGGTTGGCAATGTTCAGTCTATTGACCAATTGGAGTATGAGTACCGTGTACAGTCCCGTATGGAACACGCAAGACCTGTGGCAGAAACACCAGCGAGCACGAGCAACCTTGGAAAAGGTGGCGCTCCGTTCAAGGTAGTTTTCCCGGATCGCTGGTTCATTAAGGACTATGTACTCGTCTCAGAAAACGGTCATCAGGCTCGCATTATGTCAGAACCCATTCCAACAGGAAGCGGTTTTGAATATACCCTTGAACTGGTTAATCCAGACCCAAATGCTACCATGCCGTCAGGTGATGTGCAAGAAGGATCACTTTTTGCTCAGCTTTTCGCTCCGGTAGGTACAGATTTCTCACGTGGAAACGCGAGTAACTGGACAACTCCTGCACTCATCCGTCATAAACTTACGACTATTCGTAAGTCATACCAGTTCGCTGGTAATGCAAAGGATTTTGTAGCAGAATTTGAACTGCCTACTGAAAATGGTACAACCAGTCTTTGGATGGACTATGAAGAATGGCAAAAGATGCTTCAATGGAAGCAAGAATCTGAAGTGTATTACTGGTACGGTCAACAGTCGTACAATGAAAACGGTGATGCACAAATGCGTGATGAGCGTGGTCAACCTGTTGTGATTGGTCCGGGACTCCTGGAGCAGATCATCAATAAGGAGACATACTCGTCTCTCACCGAAAGTAAACTCAAGACTGTTATCCGGGATCTTTTCTACGGAATGACAGATGCTGATGCCAAAGAGGTTACACTCTTTACAGGTATTGGTGGTCTTGATGAGTTTGATCAGGCTATGAAGGATTACCTGAATAGCAACGTTTACACTCAGTTCAACGATAAAACGTTTGTAACTGGAAACGGATCAACTCTGACTCTTACAGGATATTTCACAACCTACAAACACGTGGATGGACATACCATTAATGTGGTACACGTCCCGATGTTTGATCACGGTCCAGTTGCCGAGGCAAGTCGAAAGCATCCTGAAAGTGGTCTTCCACTTGAGTCTTATCGTATGGTCTTTGTCGATCAAAGTCGATATGATGGACAGAATAACCTGCAAATGATCAACAAGAAGGGTCGTGAGATGCTTCGTTGGGCAGTAGCAGGATCAACCGTTCCAAGAGGATTCGGTGAAGGAAATCTTCTGAGAGCATCTGATATTGATGGTGCATCAGTTCACTTCCTGAAAACTTGCGCGTGTCTGTTACGACGTTTTGATACGTCACTTGACATGAAATGCGTTGCAAGCTAAACTTTGACGTGAGGGGGAGACTACTGCCCCCTCATGATCAACTATTATAATAAGTAGTTAACATTTAAACTAAGGTATATGAGTAACGTACAATCGAAAGAAGTACAAGTTCGCCAGATCGGAAGA